GTGTATGCAGGTATCAACTGCAAACCATGTCAGCGCGCCTCTTGACCTCATAGGCAGTCCTCCTTGTCATGGCGCTGGCGCAGGTTGCTGTAAACTTGTACCCAAGGTATCATAGCTGTCTCCTCCGGCGGGGAGCATTACTGCTCCGCCGCCTGTTCGCTGTCAATCACTTCGCCGGTGCTCTCGTCTACCTCGTAGCTCTCCGCCTCGATCACGGTCTCGTCCGGCACAGAATACATATCCGCGTCGATCTTCGTCTTGACGGTCTCGTCCGCTGCCACCGCGCGGACGAAATCGCTCTTGAGCGGGGCGTATTTCAGCACGCGCTTCAAGACGGTTTTCTTCGCCATTTCCTCAAAGTTGGTCTGCCACGGGCCGTTGCTGTATGCCTTGGAAAAGCGCTTCGCGTGGGCGCGAATGTCCTCCACGCTCATCACATCGTAGCCCATGCCGCCGTCCTTTGTGCGGAACATGGCGTAGACGAAGCGCGGCTCTCCGCGCTCGCCGCTCGCGGGGCGGTGGGTGAGTTTCGGTTCCAGACCGAAGGAGTATTCGAACTCGTCGTTCTCATAGACCACCTGCGCCTGAATGATGTTGACCTCGCCGCTGCGGTACGCCAGATCAATGAGCCCTTTATAGCCGAGCTGGAACTGACACTCCAATGTGCCGTGGTTCTTGTAGGGGATCAGGTACGCCTGTCCGAGCGGGGTGTTCGGCTCCATGCCGAGCTGCGCGGCGGTCATCATCGCGCCGAGGAAACTCTGCGGTGTGGTCTGCGCGAGCTGCTTGTTCGCGCTGAGCGCGGAGAGCGTGATGCGGGTGAAGCGTTCCGGCGTAATGACGCTCGGCAGCGCCTTTGCGATCTCGCCCTCCATCTTCTTAATGTAGTCCTGCATGGTCAGCGGCTTGCCGCTTTTCACGGCCTGCGTGGTCTGCGCGTTCTGGATAAGTCCCTCTTTCATGATGCTTTGCCCTCCTTAATCGAAAATCTTCTGAATGTGGTTTGCTTGTAATACTTGCCGAGGTCTGCGTCGGGATGGTCTTTCGCGAATGCCTTTGCGTCAAAGGTGGAGCGGCTCTGCGCCGCCCACGAAACGGAATAGCGCCCGCACTCGGCGCTTTCCGCGTCGCCCATGTCCTGCATAATGGTCTGCTTGATGGTCTCGATGCGCGTTTCCATCTCCTTCTTTTCGCCGATCAGCTCAAAATACTGCGCGAGCGCGGTCTCTCTGCCAAACAGCTCTACGCAGCCGCCGCCTCCGGCGTAGATCGTTTCCAGCATTTCCGTGGTGCCCTCTGCGCCGTCCGGAGCGGGCGGCTCTCCGGTCTCAACATGAGCCGTCCAGAAGTCCGCCGCGCAGCGTTTGAGCGCCGCGATCTCGTCCGGCGAGACATAGACGCTGCTCTCGCACCACGCGGGGCATTCGTCGTCCGGCACGGTCGTGACCTGATAGATGAAAAAAGCCTTGTTCAGCACCAGCGCCGCCAGATACCAGCGCTTCCAGCCGGTCACGGCGAGGTAGGTCACGCATTGCGCGTAGTAGCTTTCAGGGAATTCGCCGCCCACATAGTTTTTCATGCTCAATGCCGAGGCGGTCTTGCACTCCAGACCGGCGCTCTCCTTGAGAATGCGGCGGTCGATGTTCGCATGGAGATGCGGCGCGTTGTCGTTGCGCAGAATGTAATTCACGCGCCGGACGACCTTATCGCTTGCCTCCTCGAAGCGGCACGCGGCATACTCCTCCAGATCGCGGCCCTGCCGCATGGCTTCATTGTCGGGCGTCTCGCCGATCAGCCCCGTTTTCTCCGCCCACACCGCATACGGGGAGCGGTATTTGTTCAGTCCCAGCACAGCGCCCATGTCGCTGCCGCCGAGGCTCTTCCGGCGCTCCGCAAGCCATTCCTCGCGGCTCATGCCGTCAATCGGTATCTTCGTTACCATCTTCAGTCTCCTCCATTTCCTCAAACCATTCCTCGCCGCAGAACGGGCACTCGGCGACCGTCCGCGTTTCTATGCCGTTCTCGCCGTCAAGGTTCTCGCGTACCTGATAAGTGTACGGCTCAAAGAAGATCGCGTGGCAGGCTTCGCATTTGTAAACCATGTAAATTACGACCTCCCCGCTTTCCGTATCATCTCCGACAGGCCGTATGTCCGCCCGACAATGGATGCTATCCGCGCCATCTCGATCTTGCGGAGCACCTCGGCTTCTGCCGGGTCGTTTGACAAGTAGTAGCCCTTGCCAAAGTTCATAATGCAGTATTCCTCGCCGTCCTCCTCGCATCGTGCCGCCTCGATCACCTTGCGCAAGTGCCGGTCTGTCCAGCCGGTCATTTCGCAGAGCTGCCAACGGCACAGCGCGTTCTGAGCGCCGACGCGAAGATAGTTTCGCAGAGTGATAATATCGTCCGTCATGGCGACACCTCGGTAAACTCTCCATCAATAAGTTTGTACCATGTATCAGCCTTGATCCGCTCGCCGTCAACATACTCGGTCTTAACGCATTTTGGAACGCACCCATTCTTGGCTTCGGAATATTCCCATTCAGCAAGAGTAATCCAGCTCCCCGCTTTTGCGTTAACAGCAGAGCCGTGACCTGCGCAGCAGATAACCGAATCTTCCCCTGCACTTTCAATCTTGGCGTAGTTGCCGCTGCTGCCGATCTTGGCGTAGTTGCCGCTGCTGCCGATCTTGGCGTAGTAGCCGCTGCTGCCGATCTGGGCGGAGTCGCCGCTGCTGACGGTAGAATTTGGCGCGTTTACAATTGTTTCTTCCTTGAGATAATCAATGCAAGCTTTGACAAATCCGGGCAAGCCGAGCTTTACGCCAATGTGAAGCTTTTTCGTGGCGAATTTCCCGTTATCACCCGATACGGGCTCTTCCAAAGATTTAACTGCTGCAAAGTCGCTGACTTTCCCGCTATCATTTACAAGCGGGTAAAAATTAAGCACCTCAAAAGGATTAACGCAATAATGCATCATACCTTTTTCACAAATCTCGCCGCCCTCTTCTTCATAGTCTGTGTTTTCCTGATACTGTTTCCCTTTGCAGATCATGCCAGGTTCAAAGGCTTTGTAGCCGTTCAAATTATCCATTGTTTTCCTCCATATAAACATAAGCGGTTTGGACGCCAAACTCCCGCGCGGCCTGATGGTCGTCAAAGAACACGTCGATACGGTTTTCCTTGATCGCGCCGCCGCAATCCTCGGCGGTGTATGTATAGCTCGTGCCGTCGGCAAAGTAGATCGTGACGGTCGAGCCGTAAGGGATCACGCGAGGATCAACGGCAATGGTGCGGCCCTCGGTGGCGGTCGTTCCGGTCGAGGTGATGCCGTCGGTCTTGCCGCAGCACTTCATGCACGGACAATAGGCGGTTAGCTTAAATTTGCCGAGCGGTTCGCCGATGGAAAGTTCCGCGCTCCCCTCTGCGGGCTTGTCCTCGCCGGGGAGTTTGTCCTCGATGACCGGCGGCTCGCCCTTGTACGGCTGCCCGGTGGTTTTGACCGTCAGCACCGCAAAGAGGATCAGCAGCGCCGCGAGGAACAGGCAAACAGCGGCGATGCGCGCCGAAGCGTCGGCCTTGCGCTGCTCGCGGGTGCGTCGGTCGCGCCTCATGCCCTGCCCTCCAGTTTGTCCAGCGCCCGCATAAACCAATGCGTCACGGTGCCGATGCCGATAAAAATAAACAGCGTGTTCATGCCTTTTCTCCCTTCTTTTCGTTCGGCACAAGGCCGACAAACTCAAGGCCGCGACCGCGCGCGTAAATATCGCCCATGATCGTCCCCAGCTTTACGGGGTCAGGGGGCGTGACCCAAATGATCTTGTACTCTGGCTTTTTTCTCATTGCCTTTTCCTTTCTTCCGTGCTACAATAAGCACGGACACAATATCTTGTGGTGAGATTTGTCCGGTTGCCCTGTTCGGCCTGCTACGCTGAACAGGGCTTTTCTTATGCCCTTTCATTCAATTGGCTCCAAGTCAAAAATGCTGTCGGGGTAAAAGCTCCAACTCCCAAATCGGGATTTGCTGTACTGTGCGTCATAAAGCCACTCATTCAGCTCGATTTTCTTGGAAGTCAGCGCCGCATCTTCCACGGCGTTTTTCGCTTCGTGCATTTCGATGTATGCCTTCTGGCGGTTAAAGTTATTGATGGACTGTGGCGTTTCGAGCACGCTCACAAGGATAACCACTACCGCCGTGACTATGGCAATGATAGAGATTACTTCTACTGCCAACAGGCACAAAGAGGAATCTATCTTTCCCTCAAGCCAATGTGAAACGCAGATGACGATGATGCCGAAAACAATCACGATAATCCAGTTCATGCTCTCTCCTTCCTCCTTTACTTTTCATCGGGCTTCAAAAGCTCGTCCACCGTGCAGCCGTAGAGCGCGGCGACCTCCGGCAAGCGGCTTGCACGCGGATGCTGCTGTCCGGTTTCCCACATGTAGACCGCTGCGTCGGAGACCTTTAGTTTTTCGATCACCTGCTGGACACTCAGACCGGCAGCCAATCGAGCGCTGCGAAAACTCATTCGTTCACCTCCAATTTGCTTTTACTTAGTTTTCATTGACTGCGGCGTGGGGATTTGCTATACTCTCATGCAGGAGGATAGAGTGAAAAGGCACGAGGCTCCCCATATTCTCATTGAAAGGAGGGAACCCTTTGCCAAGGAACTCCGTCCGGACAAGTAAGCGCGTTGCTTCCAAAGCGTCGAAAACTTTAAGCAACCGCAAGGCAAGCAAGAACACAAAAGCTCTTGCCGCGTCCGCCTTGTCCAACCGCCGGTCAAAGTGACCGATGAGCCGTCCCGATGTTACCGCATCGGGGCGGTCTCTTTTCCCCTCGCCGCAGCCAAAAAAACTTAGCGAAAGAGTAAGAAAAACTAAGTTTCCCTTGACAACTTGGCAAACCGTGCTATTATAGAAGTGCTAACAGCCATAATATTTTTTCGCAGTCCGCTAAATGTAAGGGGGCTTGGGTTTTTGTTACCCTTTATGCTAACTAGTATAAGCTAGCAATACTAGTTTGTCAAGAAAAACTTAGAATTTTGCTAGTTAAAAATTAGCCAAACTAGGCGGTGATTTTTTGGATAGATCGCCAATTGTTACAAGAATAAATGCTTTGCTTGCTAAGAAAAACATTTCTAAAGCAGAGTTTTACGAAAAATGTAATCTAACTTCTGCATCGTATTCCAATTGGAACACAGGGAAAACGCGCCCCAAAATGAAAAATATAGAGAAAATTGCAAGATTTTTGGGCGTTACTTCTGAATATCTCCTTTATGGGGACGGAGAAGAAAAAGAAAGCGCCCCCGATCCGAAGACCGAGGGCGTAAGTCCTACCGTTCAAGAGCTGTTTGATTTTATCGACACAGCGACCGACAACGAGCTGGATGAGTTGTTGCGCTATGCGCAGTTTTTGATGAGCAAGCGATGAACGATTGGTTGAAGGACGGGTTTGAGACCGGCTATATCAGTGAGGATGATTCCGCAGCTGGACAGCTCAAGAAATTAGAAGAAAAGCGCATCAATGAGCTTCGCCAATATGTTGCCTACCAACAGGCCGAGAATGACCGGAAGGAGAGACAGGCGGTCATTGATCGCCAGAAGCAGAGAAAGCACGACTTTCTCGTTGCCGGTTTCTCCAGCGTCACAAGCGTTTTGCTTACTTTGTTTGTTGAGCATTTTCATAAAGTTCTCTCCTTTGTTCTCTCGATTTTCTCCTGATCTCGCACGCAGCAAGTAACAATGCGTTTTGCTGAGCATCGCTCATAGTGAGAATTTTTTCTTTCAGCTTTTCTCTAATCATTGTATCACATTTCGCGTAATTACACAACATCTTGCGTCCCTCCGTTTAGATCTAAGGCTATTTTTTGCTCCTCCTCCGCGAGGATGCGCTCAATCAGCGCGAGCATTTCGTCTTTCTGCTTCGGCGTTAGGAGCAGATAAAGCGCCGCCGCCGCTTGCACCTGTGCGTCCATGCTTCGACCTCCTTTTCGGTATTCATACCTATCCCCACAACAGGCGTTTGCTGCACGGCGCTGTGCAACAATTAAGAAATATTATAAAGCGGCGCGCAGCCGCAGGATCACTTTTTATTTTACTATGTGTCGATTATTGCACTTTGTGCAGCCGAAAATATAATAACAGAGGGGAGAAAGTTTATCATGATGTGTCCAAATTGCGGGAGCGAAAATGTAACGATTGAAATCCAGCAGGCTACGACCTACACGAAAAAACACGGAAACGGAATTGGCGGGCATCTGAACAATGCCGCCCGCGGCTTGACTGCGTTTTGCACTCTCGGCATGTCTAATCTTGTTTGGAAAAAGAGCAAGGGGAACGAAAAGACTGTCGTTAAAAACGAAAAGGTTTGCCTCTGCCAAAACTGCGGTTATTCCTGGACTATTAAGTAACTAAAGGCCCCGCCGCCCTCTGCAACAAACGGCGGGGCCTTTTTGCAGCCGGCGAGAAGCGGTCGTCGCTGCTTGTCTTTACCGTAGCCCACTTTGGCTTGGTAATTCAATGCCGAAGCCTTGCAATAAGGCAGCGTTCGACATGGTTCGACAAGCCCTCATCTTGCGACTTTGCGGCGCGAAAATCGAAAAAATTAAGGTGGCGTAAATGAACATCCAAGAAGTGTGTAGAATCCGTAAAGAAGAATTGAAAATGACCTATCAAGACATTTCCGACGCTTCCGGCGTACCGCTGTCCACCGTGCAGAACTTCTTTTCCAAGTTTTCTAAATCTCCGTCGATTTACACCGTCGCGCCGATCTGCAAAGCGCTTGGAATATCGCTTGATGAATCGTTCGGGATTTCCGAACACCTGACGCCGACCGAGGAAACTTTGCAAGCGCGGAATGATGAGCTGGAACGCCATGTTGACGCAAAGGCCGATACCATTGAGATCATGCGGCGCGGTGTCCATATCCGCAACGGCGCGATTGCTGTAATGTTTGTTATCATCGTTTTTCTCGCTGCGTGGTGCGTGTACATTGATTTTCATTGTATAGATTACGGATTTTGGAGGGGGATTCGATGAGAGTGGCATTGTATATCCGCGTCACGAGCGAGGAGCAGGCGCGGCATGGGCTGTCCCTGCAAGAGCAGCGTGACGCGCTGATAAGATATGCCAAAGCAAATAAAATGACCGTGGTTGGCATATATGAGGACGCGGGCATATCCGCGCGAAAACCGTACAAAAAGCGCCCTGCGCTCCTGCAACTGCTGGACGATTGCAAGGCTGGGAAGGTAGACACGATCCTGTTTATCAAGCTCGATCGCTGGTTTCGAAACGTTGCCGGGTACTACGATGTACAGACGCAGCTGGACAAATACGGAGTGACATGGCAAGCAACGGAAGAGGACTATGAGACGCGCACCGCGTCGGGGCGCTTAAAGGTCAACATCATGTTGTCTGTCGCGCAGGACGAGGCCGACCGCGCAAGCGAGCGAGTCAAATTTATCAACGACGGCAAGCGTGCAAAAGGCCAACCGGCAGGGTCAAAAGCCCCTTTAGGGTATATCATCAAGGACAGGAAATACCAGATTGATAACGATACGGCAGATGCCGCGCGAGATATGTTTGCGGCGTATGTCAGACTGCAAAGCGTGCTGGGCGTAAAAAAGTATATGCTCGAGACGTGGGGGGTTGACAGGGCGTATACCAAGTATGTAAACTATTTTCGGAACCGGCTTTATATCGGCGAGGTGTACGGCATCGAGAACGCTTGCCCCGCCCTGGTGAGCAAGCAGGATTTTGACATTGTAAATGATATTCTTCGCCAGCGGTCGCAGCGCTGCGCGGGAGTTGAGACAGATCGAGTTTATTTATTCTCGGGCTTGTTGCATTGCAAAGAGTGTGGAAAAACGATGCAGTCGGAAACGGCAAAGCAGATTTATACCTACTACCGATGCCGGACGCGAATGCTTGACAACTCCGCGTGCCAGCACAAAAAGAGGGTTCGCGAAGACGCGTTGGAAGATTATTTATTGCATGAGCTTGAGGGGATTGCCGAGCGAAACAATCGCTATTACAAAAAGGCAGAAAAAAAGCCCACGCAAAGCGCGGACGCGATACGCAAGAAAATGGGTAAGTTGAAAACGCTTTATCTTAACGACTTGATCGAGTTGGACGAATACAAGAAAGAGTACACCACATTAAAGAAATCCATTGAAGCGGTAGAGCAAAAGCCGAAGACAAACCTTGACGCGCTCCGAAATGGAATTGCTGAATATGACACTTATTCCCGGGAAGAGAAAAAGGAATTCTGGACGCGCTTTATCCGGAGAATTGACGCAGATGACGACGGCGCGTTTTTTGTAACGCCACGTTAGGCATATTTGCCCTTGGCGTTCCCAAAGGTAAATTTTGCCCAAAAGAATCCCCCGCCTTACGACGGGGGTGTTCTTATTTTTCGAGCTTCCGCATCACGCTGTTGTACACGCGCTCGTTTACGATTTTCAAGCTGTCCATCAGCTCGTCCATGATCTCCCACGCCTTGTCCGGTGAAACATCTGCCACTGCGCGCAAAAAATCGCTGTCGCCGTATGTTTCGACGCTAACCGGCGCGGGCGCCGCGGAGTATGCCATTGGCAAAGCCTTCTCTCTGCTGCCGCTTTGCTGGTCACGGATGGCATACAACACGGCAAGGCGCTCATAGTTTGTCCAGCTTGATTCCTCCGTTTCAAGGCGAGCTATCCAGCGCTTGACCTCATTCTCGTCGACCATAGGGGACGCACCCCCTTTATTCCTCCATCAGGCTTGCGGCGCGACGCAGCGCTTCCTTTACGCGGTCGTCGTCCGTCTCGCGCATCATGTCGTTGATCTGCTCGCGCAGGTGCTCCATGCTGTCGGCGCGGCTATAGTGCCCGCGGACATAATGCGTGCCGCGGCGAGCATAGGAGCTGCCCCTGCCGTAAGTGCCGCGCATATCGGCCTGCCAGTCGCCGCCGCGAGAATAATCACCGTCGCTGGAATAGTCTCCGTCGCGAGAATAACCGTCGTCTTCCATCATCTCGATCTTGTCGATGTTCTTGATGGTGTCGGTCAGCTTGTGCGCGATTTCGAGATCGCCCGCGCCAAGCTCGCCCTTGCGGCTGATCTCGTCCAGCTCCTTGCAGAGCATATCGCGCAGATCATACATTGCTTTCTTACTCATGTTCATTCTCCTTTCACGCGATTCTCTCAACCGTCAGGTTCGAGTTGGCGAAGTTGACGGCCTGAGCGCTGGTGTTTTCCATTGCGACCGTCAGGCAGCAGCCTTTCGGGACGCAGACCTGCGCGGAAACATAAATGTTAAAGTAGTTCTCTACCGCCGCAGGCGTAACAGTCGCCGTTGCGCTGGTCAACGGCTCTCCGTTGATGGCAAGCGCCGCCGTGATGGCCTCGACCGTGCCTCCGGTGGGAATAGCGATGTTGCCGCCAAAGGAGACCCTAAACAGGGCGCGGTTTTGATTGGTGAGGCCGCGCAGCGTGACAATGCCTGCGCCCTGACGATGCACGATACACGGCTTGCTGTTGACCGCCGTTTCGGTCAAGGGAACGTTCTGGCCTGCGGCTACGCTCACAATATTCGCGTTTGTGTACTCTGCCAAAATAATCAGTCCTTTCATATGCCTCGAAATCGAGGCAATTAAAATACAGCGGCGAGGCAATAGCCCCGCCGCGTTGGTGTCAGTATCGGCACGGGGCCGAACATTTTGTTGGCGTCAACAAAACATCGCCAACAAAAAGCTATGCTATGCAGTTGTCAGCAGCCGCAACAGGCAAACTGGTTGCAGCAATAGGGGTTCTGCACCGTGTAGGCCGGAATGGGAGAGGGGCGCAGCTGCGAGACCAGATAGCTGTTCTGCGCCGCCTGACTTGCCGCCAGCTTCAAGCCCTGGTTCTCGGCCTGGAGGTCAGAGAGCTTGCTCTGCGTCAGGAAGTCGAGGATGGCGCGGCTGTTCTGGTTGTTCGCGTCAATGATGTCGCGCGTGGCGTTCTGCACGGTGTTGCGCGTGTCGCACGCCTGCGTCGCCATGTCATAGCGCACCTGCGCGATAGCCGCGCGATTCTCGCAGCAGCAATTAGCGGCCTGCATCTGCATGGCGTTGAGCTGCTGCATGAGCGCGGCCTGCTGGTTGCTGCGGGAAAGTTCGGCCTGTGCAAAGCCGTTTGCCATCGCCATGTTGGTGCCGTTGACAAGCTGCGCCTGCTGATAAAACCCGTCGCAAAGGCCCTGATTTACGCTGTCGATCTTGCGCTCGACATTGGCAAAATCAGAGGTCAGCACGTAGCCGTCGACCACGCCGCCGCCGTTGCCGTTGTTCCCCCAGCCGTTGCCGCCCCAGCCGCAGAACACAAACAGGAAAAGAATGATGATCCACCACGCGCCATCGCCGCCGAAGCCGCCAAAGCCGCTGTTCATCATGCCGGTTGGCGCAACAGGCATAGTGGCCTGAACGCCTCCGTCAGAAAGAGACATAGTATCACTCCTTTGAAAAATTTTTATTCATCAAATCGTGGCCACGATGTTGATTTATGTTGATGTTTACTGCATCAGGCTTTGAAACTGCTTCGCCATCTGCTGTAGCTGATTGAGTTGTTGCTGGTTCAGCCTACCGCTCTGCAAGAGCTTTTCGACCTCCGCTTTGGGGTCGCCCTTGAAATTCGCTTTGAACTGGTTGAACTGCTGCATCATGCGCTGGAACTGGCCTACCGGTCCGGGCATCTGTTCGCCGCCGAGAGCACCGAAAAACGGATTATTCATCGTCTTCGTCCTCCTCGACCTTGCGCTTCTTCTTGCCCTTTAATTCGCCCACAAGCGCCGCCAGACGGTCGAACTCCTCGCGGGTGACAAATTCCACGCCCTTTCCCTGCGGCGCTGTACGGGGCGTTTCTGCGCGCTCTACGAGGTCATAAATCTTGAGTGTCGGCTTGCCGCTCGCGTCGGACTGCTTGAGGTACACAGTCGGGGCGGTGGAATCCCACAACGCAACAGCGGAGTTGGGCGCGATCAGGTAGCCTCTTGCCTCCTGCTCGCTGCTGACCCATTGCACGCCGCCGGTCGCGACAGGATTCTGCGGCACGGGAGGCGGAGCGGGCTGCATCATCTGCTGCTGCCGCATCTGCATGAGGTTGTCCGGCATCGGCTGTGGATAATAAGGGTTTTGATAGTACGGATTAAAAGCCATGTCATTCAGTCTCCTTTACCCAAAAATAGAGCACAGTCTCATTGCTGCTGTCCCATGAATCAAAGATCGTCCCGTCCTGCACGCACACCACATGGCCGGACAGGGCTAAAATGTATGTGCCTGCCGGATGCTCGTCCGCAAACTGCCCGACGGTGTAACACAGAGGGCAGGTGTCCGGCACGATGTAGCGCCGATAGCCGAGGGAGTGCAGATACGCGCCCCAGGTCGCGTTGGCCGACGGCATGTCTCCGTCTAAGTAGCCTTGTATGGCGAGCGCGAGATACGTTTCACCCCAGTCTTTTCCGGTCGCTTTGGAGATCGCCCGGACAGTGCAGTCCCCCACGTTCTTGCCATAAGGCGACGGATTATAATAGCTATACATGCAGCAGCTCCGCGAAATAGACATAGGTGCGCAGCTCGTCCGGCTCGGGGAACAGCACCAAAATATCCCTCGCCATCTGCTCGGTGAAGCCCAATGCTAAAAGCCGTTCGTACATACAGCGCACCTCCTTTTCTGCCTTTATGGTACAAGAAAACCCCTTTTCCAAAGTGCCGGAAAAGGGGATGAAAAGTGTACGGCGAAATTCGTCGAACGATTGCGCTTGCAAATTCTGACGGAATATGCTAATTTTTTGTCACGACGTGCTCCATGCGTCATTCATACCCTTCCCATAAAGGAAAAGAGCCTCACCGTTTGGTGAAGCTCTTTTCCTATTCAAAGACTTCCGATGCGATTTTGCGGTACGCCTTTCGGCGATACTTTTTGACCGTATCCGGCGACAGATTCATTTCAAATGCCACCTGTACGCAGGAGCGGCCCCGCACGTCGCACTCGACGAGGCACGCCATTTCGTCGGGTGGAAGCTCAAAAGACCGAATGTATGCCACGGCCCGCCGCGGGGCCATAGAGGATAATTTTGCCCGGATCGCTCGGTGCTGCTTGTCCATGCTGTGCGCCGGGGCTTGCAGAGCGCTTACGCGAGGGGAGGCATGCCTCCCGCCCGTTTTCCTTTCGTTATTTTAGAATTTTTTCGAGATATGCGTAAACATACTCCCCCCACGCCTTCTGCGTCGCGGGGCCGAACGAGTTATCCACATCCAGCGCATAGCCGCAGGCGTTGAGAAACTTTTGCAGCCTACCGACCGCCGCGCCCTTGTCGCCGCGCACAAGCACGGTCTTGTCCGCGGGGTATTTCGGCACGCCGAAGCCACGAATATACCGCCCGTTGATTTCCAACGTCCGATAGCCGCACTCGTGAGCTTTACCCTTGTTGCCCTCGAACACCGTGAAGCTCTGATCGTCACAGGCGGTCACGATGCCCGTGTGGTTGGGCGCGCCGGTGCAGTCCGTGAGGGCGTAGTCCTTGCGGTCGTTCCAGTAGTAAAACACCTGCTCGCCGATTTGGGGGACGTGCGCATCGTCCTCAATCCATTGGCCGCGCGCTTGATACCAGCGCATTTGCTCCCCGCAGGAGCACTCGACGGGAATGACCTCCGTCAGGCCGCAGAGGATCGCCGCCGCGGACACCATCGCCGAGCAGTAGTCGTCGGTGTAGGTCAGCTTGTGACCGCGCGGGTGCGGGAGATAGCTGTTGTAGGCGTCCACGATCTGCTTATGTACCGCATCGCCGCGCACCGCGCCCTCCCACGCGGTTAAGGTCTCAAGAAACCTCTTCATTTTTCTTTTTTTCGGTCTGCGTGCCGAAGTAAAAGGCGATGATGGTCGTGAAGATCGTCAGAAACTCCGTCCCGCTGATGCTGCCGCGCAGGGCAAGCACCGAGAAAACCGCCGTGAGCACGATGGTCACGATGCTCTTGACTGTGAGAAGATTGGCAATTCGATTTTGCATTTCTGCCTCCTTTACAGAAACCGCACGGCGTAAAATTGCCGCGTCTGTGTGTTGATCTTGTTACACGCGCCGTTGATGGCGGCGACGTGCCCGCCGTCGAGCATGACGGCGTATTCCAGCTTGAGCTTGTCCCGACAAAAGGCGTTGACCTGCTGCGCGGTCATGTTCTTGCAGTACACGCCGTAGAGCAGCCCGCCCTTGTAGCCAAGGACGGTGTGGTTGGTCTTGCGCAGCACATCGGAGTAAGCGCCCACAAAGCCCTCCGCCGCGGGGGCATAGCGGTCAAGCAAGCCAAGCCCACCGACCGCCCACACGACGCCGCCCAGCGCCGCCGCCGAGGACACGCGGGCCATGCGCACCGCGCCGTCCGTGGTCTTGTAGAGCACGCTCTCGGGGCGAGGATAGTGACAGCTCATGCCGCGCACGACCTTGCCGCCGCGCACCAGGATGGAGCAGGGCTGCCCCTGCCAAGAAAAGCTCCCCGAGATGGCGTTTCTCGGCAGCGGCCCGCTCATGTTGACGGGCTCGATGTCCCGCGCGATAATGCAGGGCTGACCGTACAGCTCGACGTTAAGCGGGAAGCAGTCTGCGCCGAGCTTGGCCGCGATGTCGCTCAAGGTCTGGTTGCCGATCCAGCCGTTGTCCAGCGCCCCGACGGAGCGCTGGATGGCGCGGATCATGCGCACCTCTTCCGAGGTAGCGCCCTTGACGTCTCTCATGACATTACCTCCCACTCGTCGATCTCGCTTTTGATGCGGTCAATAAAGCTGTTGCCGCCGAGGGCCTTGTAGCCCCGATAGAGATAGAGAAAATCCTCCAGCTCGTACTGCCGGATGGTGCGGCCCTCCCTGTGGCGGTAGTAGGTGTGCAGCATGTCGTGCCGGAGCTGGCATTTGAGCGCGTCGGTCAGCTTGTCCAGCCCCAGCAGCTTGCTGCGCAGCGGCTTGACGAGCATGGCGACCGCCGCGAGGATGACCGTCACCTCCGAGCACAGCGCCGCTAATTTCGATAAACTTTCCATAGGCGTTGTCTCTCTTTCCGGCGGCGCGAAAAAAGCCGCCTTGTCGTGCTTGACAAAGCGGCTTTAGGTGTGCTATATTTAGGCCAGTAAGAACGGCTGCCATTGCTGGTGGCGGTCGTCCCTCAGTGAGTTTATAGCTCGAAGGAAACGCCGCTTACCGCTATGGTGGGCGGTTATTTCTTATGTCTTGTGACCGTGAAGATCAGAGACGCAAGACCGATGAGCACAAGCGAATATGTGAACATATCAGCGTATGTAACCATCGCGCACCTCCTTTGCAGGAAGTGGACAACCTTGCCGTTCTTACCGGCAGGCGAATTATAGCACAGTCTGCCGCGCTTTGTCAATTTGCCGCCCACCGGGGCGGCTTTTTTACTTGTTCAGCTCCGCGAGCTTTGCTGCGACGTCCTCGGGGATGGAGCCGGTCGTCATCTTGACGCAGTAGCCGTTCTCATCGTAGGTGAGCTTGTACTGCGGCAGGACGTAGATCTCCGTGCCGGCGCGGGAAATGTCGCGCGCCATGACGGGCTGCTTGATGCTGTTCTTGACACCCGAGTTTTCGCTCAGGCCCGCAGGAATGTCCGTGACCTCGATGGGCTTGCCGTCGGATGCGATTCTCTTGTAAGTAGCCATAGTTTTGTTCTCCTTTTCTTTGTTCAAAATTTATTTATCATCGTCGTATTTTTCGCCGGTGATCTCTTTGATGCTGGATTTTCTTATGCTGACCATGATTTAGCTCGTCAAAAAGGTTTGCAGCGCGTTCCGCGTCTCCGCCACATGTTCGCGTGCGCGTTCGGCGTAGGTTTTCTTCATGTCACTTCTCCTCCATCAAAAGAATTTTCGTGGCGTGTTCTGCGTCCTCAAGCTGCGCCCGCAGAGGCCATGACATTTGGATTGAAGATTATGCCGCACCGCCTTTTGTGAAATGCGACGAAGCAACGTTAGGAGCTGCCCCCGGATTTTAGCATGCTAAAGTTGTACATATTGCACTCCTTACTGTTTCACGGCGTTTGCCTGTAACCATGTGAGCAGGTCACCGGTCGGCGGCTCAAAAAATGTGATGGTGCGATATGCCTCGTTAACCCAACCGTTGGCGTTCCAAACATTAATTGCGTCATAATATATACCGGAACCAGGAAAAAAGTTTCCACGCACTTCAATTTTTTGAAAATTCGTAGAATTAGATTCGAAAGGAATCTCCATTGTTATTGAGCCGTACATAAGTTCTGTGGATTGTTTGATAACCCACGTTTCCTCAAACTTCGCTTTCTTCCTCGGCAAATTATAAATCATCGCCGTTCACCTCACGAAAACGCCACCGGCATAACCGTCACATAAACGTCAATGCTTGCCGTTGGCATGGTCTCGCACTGAAACGTCAGGTTGCCTGCCGCCTGCGCCACGCACAGCACGCCGCAGCTGTTCCACGCGCTGTCATATGACGTGTCGACGGGCGCGGGATAGATGCACTGCTTCGTCGTGTCGGCGAGAATGCCGGAGACCGCGACGGTCTGCTGCTTCGTGCTGCTGTCCCACCCTGCTACCGTCAGCGTCACCTTGCGCATGGTCACAGTTGCAGATGCCCCGATGTTGTCCCGCGCCTGTTCTTTTTGGACGGATGTCAGATCCTGAGCAACATCGTATCGGACAGGCGCAACCGCGCCGTTGATCCGATTACCCGCCGCATCGTGCGCAGTGACACCGGCCATGAGCGTCTCCGGCGTCACGGTGTCGCCGGTCAGATCAAGCAGGACCGTTCCGTCGCTGAGTTGGACTTTGTTATTGGCCATGCCGCACCTCCTCAGCCGATGGTGACCGTCTTTCCTCCCTGCGCGTTGTCGGTGTAGGCAATCGGGATCGCCGCCACCGTGACGGAGCTGAGGCAGTTGAATCCCTCGTCAGGCAAAATCTCCTGCGAGGCAAACGTGGGCGTGACGCTCTTGGACTGCGGCTTCATTCCCTCGCTGCCGGACATCGTGCCAGTCACGCCGAGGACGGTAATGCCCTCGCGGATGTTGGAGGGGATCAGCTTCGCCTCTTCGGCTGCGTCGATCTGCGCCTTGCCGCTGCCGTCGTGGTAGCCCTGGGGGATGGTGACCGGCTTGCCCTTTTCCGTGATGCTGAGCGTCTTGGCCCCGTTGTTCGGCATGGTGCCGGTGACCTTGCTGCCAGTGACATAGGCCGTCTTGCCGGTCAGGATCTCCGCCGCGCCCGCGGTGGCGTCGCCGGTGTCCGCGTCAAATTCGCAGGAGCCGGTGATGGGCGCGCCGTCCTTGCCGTGCGCGGTAAAGCCCTTGAGGAGCTTGTCCGCGACCACGGTGTCCTGAGTGAGGTCCATGAGGACTTCGCCGCTCGAGAGTACGATTTTGCTGTTGTACTGATTTTCAGCCATTGAAAATACCTCCGATAAAAATTGTTTTTCCGCCCGCGGGGTTTTCCACACGGGCGACCGCAATGGGATCAACGGTCACATTGTCTTTCAGAAGCCTGTCTTTTGTGGCAAGCTCCTGCGTCTCAAAGCCGGGCGTCACGGTATATGGGCCGTCATACGGCTCGCCTCCGCCGCCCCCGCGGATGGTGACGTCAAACGCTACCGAAAGCGCCGTTTTCTGCGTTAACTCGAACGTGACCATCAGATCACCTTCCTACTCAGCGCACGCTTGACGTCAAGGCGCTGCATTTCCGAGCCGATCACGTCGCCGCTCGGGAACTTCACGCGCACCTGCATGGGGCAGACGGTCGGAAGCCCGAATGTCTCCGTCTGCGTGAGGGGAAAGTGAAATTTGCCGTCGGAAAACGTGACATCGCCCGGATAGGTCTTGACGAGGTTCAGCAGCGCGATCTCGACCAGAGAGACGGCGGGGGGGCTGAGTGCCTGGCCTTCGTTGGTGATCTCCACGTCGATGGAGTAAGCGTCGCCCTGTACCATTACGTCGTCACCTCCGTTGCGCTGACGGCGCCGGTGTCGTCCACCGTCAGTTTGAATTTTTTCGTGCTGCCCGCCGTCGAGGAGGGGATGATGATCTCGCCCTCGTCCACGCGCTGCAATAGCTCGTCGGTCTTCTCGCCGGTGTAGAGCATGGTGTAATAATCGTTCGGCATAAAAACCTCCTTAAACGATCATTCTCCGCCCGAGAGAATCGAGCAGGCCAAGGTTGTTGCTGGTCACGAGCGGGCCGGGCTGCAGCTCTTTCTTTTTGCGGTAGTAAATGATGATGCAGCCGTCGCCCGCCTCGCCGCCGTCGGAGCCGCGACCGCCCGGGGCAGGTTGGGTGTCGCTTGCGGTTAGCGACGCCTGCGAGACCGATATATTTTCAGATGTCGTTTGGTGCGCTTCCGCTGTGCCGTTGGAGCCTGCGCCGCCGCCGCCGTGGCCGCTTGTGCCGCCGCAGCCGTAACGGCTCTCCTTGGCGGGCGGCGTTGCGTCTGCGCCCGCGCCGCCGCGCGCCGCCGTGACCGTCGCGAATGCGCTTGAGGAGCCGATATAAGCATCGCCGCTGCCGTTTGCAAGGCCGTCGTTTCCGTTGGAGCCTGCCGCCGCGCCGCCGCCGTAGCCGCCGCGCCAGCTGTAGCCAACATAACCGTAGGGCGCGGTGTTGTATCTGCCCCGCCCATCTTCGCCCTCGACCTCCTCTTTGTCTTTGCCCGCGGAGTAGGTCACACCGTCGACGGTGATCAAGGGGCTTGGCTGGTAGGTATACTTTCCGCCGTCCCATGTGTAGCCGTTGCCCGGGCTGCCCGCAATGCCGCTTTTGCCTTTGGCGGCAAAAACCTCGCCCGTGATCGCGTCGGTGTAGCCCGCCTCGCTCGACGAGCCCGTGTCGCTCGTTGCGCCGCCCATTGTGGTCGCGGTACCGGGTGCGCCCGCGTCGTTTCCTTGCGAAAAGGCGCCGCCGTAGCCGCCCTTCCCGCAGGCATAGGAGACCTTTGCGCCGGGTACCGCGTCGGTGACGGTTTCAACCAGCACCTTGCCGCCGTCGCCCGCTTCTCCCGGCTCGCCGCCCTTGCCGCCCTCCAGCGAGACGCCGTTGTCAAGGCCGACGTAGCGTCTGAGAGCGTCAAATTTCTCGGTCCATGATTTCGGCGTGCGCACGGCGGGGCTTTCGCCCCGATGGCCGCTGCTGCCGCCGCGCCCGCCGCCGATAAGGACGCGGGTGTAGCTCGTGACGCCCTCCGGGACCGTCCACACGCCCGAGCCTGTGAGGATGACGCGTTCGTCAAAATACTCCGATGATTCCGGCTGCGGGGGCAGAAAGCCGACGAGCGCCGCCATTTCGCTCTTGAGTGTGCCGCTCATGGTCGTGTCAAGGCTTACGATGCACGCAGAGACCATCTTTTTATCGTAGGGGTGATAGACGCTGACCACATGTCCGGGCTTCTCCTGCCCGCTTACAATGCCGTTAGTGATGGTCTCTCGGCACTTATAATAGTCTGCCAGCCTTTTAGCAACAGCGGAGGAATTGACAAGGGAGACGAGCGTGGCGTCCGTGACGGACTTGACGTTTTCCGCCGCGTTCTCTGTGACGGTTTGCGTCACAAGGCGCGTGTTGTGGATGTATGGCTTGCCCTTAAGCGAGCCGGAGCCGGATGAGATTTTGGCGTAGTTCGCTCCACTCTCCAAAATAGTAAAACCTGTCGCTGTGAGTGAGTGCATCGGCTCGGAAAAGGTAATAATGTCGCCCTGCTGAGATGTGCCGGAAAACAGCTCCTTTTCGTCGGTTCCCGCGATGTACTGATGCTCCGTGACGGTAACGGCGGAGATGGGGGAATCATACTTGACTGTGCCGCCGGAATACGAGCGGTCGACCGATATTGTAGATGCTCCGCCGTCCCACAACGGTTCGATTCGGAGTACCCCGTTCAGGTCTGTGCGGAGATACGCGCCGATGGAAAACAGAACTTGCACAAGATTGTCTCGCGCCGACCGGTCTTTTCCGTTTGCGTAAGGGAGCCAACCGTATAGTTTGGTCTCCGCGTACACGGTCTTGACAAGGATCGGGATGCTGCCACAAATCTCCTTTGCCACCTCGGCGACCGTCTGGCCCGTGTAGATGCCGCCGGAGTGTATCATTCCGGTAAGAGCGCCCATTGGCGAACGCCCGATAAGCGAATATGTATTTGGGCCGATGCGGGAAACGCCGCGCTTGACAAATCGCGCCTTGATTGCATTGTTCCGGTAGATAACAATCGGCGTGTTGTCCGGCAACGCCGCAAGCTGCTCGCCTACCGTCTTTGTGTAGACTTCTGCGCTGACCGTATCGAACGAAAGATTGCTCTCGTCTAACGCGACCTCTTGGAAAGCAGAGCAGTAATCCAAGCGCATATCGTCTTTCGATGCGTCTCGGTCGAATTGGTAAGAGCCGATCAAGATATAGTCCATAGGCCCCCCTTACGGTGTGATCTGAGGCGCGATTGGGATGAAATGGATTTCGATCTCGCCCCAATAGTTCACGCCGTTCTCGACCTTTTCAATGTCGTGCGAAGCGCTCGTATAATACGCCCGATAGGAAATTGTTGTGTTCCCATCCGCCGCTTCAAGTAGCACGGAGTCATCCACCGAATGAGCCTTCAGGTAGCTCCAAAATGCGTCATAGCTCTGGTAATCATCGCCTCGGCGAAACACCGTGATCTTGTGCCCGATGTACGTTCCGAGCACATCGCGAATCATTCGCCCGGTGTCTTTAGAACGCCCGGCATTCTCTCCGTCCAGAACATTGAAGTTCTCGTTGTATTTGGATATTGCTACGTTGACATCAAACGATGTCCCATTGAGCTTAATGTAGTTCATGCTCACCGCCTTTAGGTCACTTGGATGCCGACGCGCTGCGTCTGATCCTTGTTGAGCTTGAAGATGATGCGGCCCAATTCCTGTTCGCCGATCTTAAGGATCGCCGTCTGGTTGCCGCCGCCATACTGCGCCATGCCGCGGGCCACCGCCGCCTCGATAGCAGCCGCGGGAGCCTCAATGTTGTTGCCCTGCTTCTGGTCGCCCAGAACAGCGAGAAACTCACGATTCGGAGGAATGACGGCCCCGGTCGCAAGACGGGGGATCGAAGCGGAATTGATGGACGGCATACTTGTCTTGACTGAGCCGCCGGTAAATGCGCTTTTAATGGTGTCCATTGCGCCGGATGCCCAAGACTTGACGCTTTCAAATGCGGATTTCAAGCCATTCAGCAATCCGTCGATAATGTTTTTGCCCAAGTCCTGCCAATACTCGATCGTAAAGTATTTGGCGACGTTGGCGTTCCACCACTCCTTGATGCCGTCCCACGTCTCACTAAGCTTGTTCTTCAGGTAGTCCCAATTGACTACCGCTACCGACGCGAGGCCCGCCGCGCCCGCAACGATCATGCCCATTCCGAGCGGGATGCCCACGCCGGTAAACACCAGAAGAACACCTAAGACGAGCAGAGCGCCGCTGACCAGCGAAATGATCGCCGCGATTGGGCCGCCGAGGTATTCGGTGATAGCGTTCCAGTTGACCGCGACCGTAGCGACCAACCCGACCGCTCCGGCAGCGATCAGCCCGATGCCGATCGGAAGCGCAACGCCGGTCAGGGTCAGGATGATGCCGAGCACAAGCAATGCGCTGCTGACGAGCGCCGTGATTGCGCCGATGGGGCCTTGCAAGGCGGTCTGGATAGTGTCCCAATTTGCCGCTACCGACGTAGCCAGCCCGATTGCGCCCGCAATCATAAGGCCGAGACCAATCGGAACATTTGCGCCGCTGAAAGCCAGCACAGCGCCGAGAACGAGCAGGGATGCTGAGAGCATCGCCGTAACAGCTCCGATAGGGCCTTGAAGCAATGCCTTGATGGTGTCCCAGTTCGCCGCAATGACCGCCGCCATTCCCATCGCGCCAACGACCATCAAGCCGAGGCCGAGCGAGATGTTCGCACCGGAGAACAACAGAATAGCGCCGATCTCAAGGAGCGCGAAGCTGATGATCGCCGTAACGATGCCGAGCGGGCCTTGTAAAAGCGCTTTGATCGTGTCCCAATTTGCCGCTACTGCCGTCGCCAGGCCTATCGCTCCGGCGACCATGAGCGCCAAGCCAAGGGGAATGTTGGCCCCGGAAAACAGGATAATCGCGCCAATCGCCAGCAGGGCCGCGGACAAGATGCCCGTAACAGCTCCGATCGGCCCTTCCAAAGCATTTTGGATCGCGCTCCAGTCGGTGCTGACCGCACCCCAAATGGCAAGCGCACCCATCGCCATCAGCCCAATGCCGAGAGGGACATTTACGCCGGAGAACGCTAGCGCCGCACCGATCGCCAGCAGGGCCGCGCCGGTAAACAGCTCCATGATGGCACTAAGCTGGTCGTTGATGCCGGTTGAGAAGTCCGGGGCTTTATTCTCTTCCTGACTTCCCGACAATTTGTTGATCTCATCGAACGACGCGAGAGATTTGCCTGCTTTTTTCGCGGATTTCCCAGTCTTGTCCAGCGCGTCCGATTCTTCGTAAAGACTTTCGGCTGCCTTTGCAGATTCCTCGGCAGTCGTTCCAAAGATCATGGAGACCAGCTCGGAGATGGCGTTGACCACGCGCGTGATGACATTGACGAGCACGGTAAACGCCGGAACGACCACGTTGACGATCGGCTGGGCCAGCGTTCGCAGCGCTCCTTTCAGCTTGTCGACTGCCGCCATCGCCTTATTGTTGGTCTGGATCGCGCTCCACATATAGCTCTTTAACGTTCTGAGAGCTTTGGTAATAAGCGAAAAAACAAGCACTCTTTTGGCGAGCGTTTTAATGTGGCTCACAAATTTGTCCATTTGTTTACTGGCTGCCTGTGCCGCCGGAGAAATCCCTTTGGCGTTTTCTTTTGCTGCCATAATTTGTTTAGACAAATCTCCGGCTCTATTAGTCATGCGATCAAGGCTTCGCGTGTCTCGCGCAATCGAGGTATCCATGCGCTCTACTTTGTTCTGCACGGAATCCCACTCTTTTTGAAGAGCTTTTACTGTTTGCTCTTGCTCCTTTATTGCGCCAGCCGTGTAAAACTCGTCACCGTTCCGCATTTGGTCGAGCTGGGCTTTGGCTGCATCGAGGTTTGCTGCGATCTGCTTAGACTGCTCAACCAAGGGCATTTGCTCCTGCTTTTTGTCGCTGATTTTTTCATTGAGCGCATCAATCTTTTTTTCAAGCGCAGTCAACTCTTTTTGCGCGTTTTTCGCGTCTAATTCCGTATTAATAACAACGGAACCATCTGCATTCGCCACCAAATCACCACACTTTCTACTTGCGTTTTATTTTTTATGTGCTATTCTGATAAAAGGAGGGATTAAAATGATTGCTATTTTAGGCTTGTTAAGTATCGCAGGATTTGTTGTCTCATTGCTCACTTTGGTTATCCTTGCAATCAGGAAAAAGAGGAAGGGGATCGCTTTAATATCCCTTGCTACATTCTTTGTTCTTTTTGTTGTATGCGTATCTCTTCCAACATCAGATGGCTCAGAAGCGTCAAATGCAAATAGTGTTTCATCCCCGGCGCCCAATCCTTTTAGTGACGAAACCCAGGATTTAAAAGAGGAAGCGGATGCAATTACATTTAGTGGCGAAAATTACACTGCCGAATATTTAAAATGCTGGGAAGCAAGCGGATTGACTGGCTGTTTTTACATTGATGTAAAAATCAGAAACATCGGGGACGAGGAATGCACCTATTTGCTCGATGATGTTTATGTGGATAACACGCATTGCCAAAGTGGTTCCGGATTGCCAATTACAGCACTTCCGGGAAAAAACGTAAAATCTTCTTTTGTTGTTTTTTGTGAAACGCCATTAAACGAAATATCAAAGGTCGAGTTTAAATTAAACGTTATGAACTCCGAAACCCTTAATATACTTGAAACAAGTAGCATGATTTCCGTTACGCCAAATGCTTAATCTTCACTGCCCTTCAAAGCAGGCGATTTTTCATATCCACTTGCTGATAACGTCCTCATCCTGCGCCGTGTACTGCCGCTTAAAGTCGACCATCTGCTTATTCTGCTTGTAAAATTCCTGCTCACCCTTGTCGAGCTTCTTCCCTTTTGCCCTTTTGCTGCGGATAGCAACGACCTGCGCAAAGGTGCAGTCCCCGATCTCCTGATACGCCGCGATCCACGTCCACCAGTGCAGATAGTCCACAGACCGCACCTCTTTGCCGAGCACACGATTGATTGGAGCCACGAGCAGCGGGAAATCCTGCTGCCAGTCCATCAGCTTCGGCCCGCGCTTTTCGTCTCGCGGGCCATCGCCGCAATTGATGAACAGAGCGCATTGCTTTATCGCTTCTTCGTAATCGTCCGGCGGCATCGTCTCAAAGTCCGGGTAGAAAATGTCGAGCATCGTTTCGGCCTTTTCCTGCTCGCTCAACTCCGCATCGGAGAGCGCTTCAATGATGGTCAGGATGTCCCGAAAATCCGTTCGGATCGGGTATTCCGTGCCGTTTACCTCCGCGGTAGTCGGAAGGTCGTATCTCACTTGTGATACTTCTTCGTGTACTTGCTGATACGCGGATTGGTCGCCTTCTGCTCACGGGAGAATGCGGTATCCACCTCATCCATGATGGCGAGCATCAGGTTGGCCCAAACAGGCAGGCCGTCCGCCAGCGCGTACACGTTCATGCCTCCAAACAGAGCCGAGCAGATGTCGAAGCCAAAGACCTCGCCGATGATGTCGCGCATCTCCTCGTCCATCTTGCGGGCCGTCTCGAACACTTCACGCTTGTTTGCGGTCTTTTCGACCTCCGCCTTGTACGCTTCCTGCTTTTTGTCGAGCGTATCAAAGGCGTTGAACAGTTTCTCCACGAAGGTGCTGTCCGTCGCGTTAAAGGCCAGCTCACAGGCCTTGCCATCCGTCGTTTCAAGCGTCTTTCGGACTACACCGGAATTGATGGAAATAATGTCGCTCATAATGTCCTCCAAATTGGGGCGGGTCTATGCCCGCCCCTTTGTCTTTAGGTATCTGCCGTAAAGGTCACGCCGCTGGCGCTCTTGGTAATCGTGCCAAGCGTCCGGTTGCCGCCGTAAGTGATCTCGCTCGCGATGTTGAGCGTGCCGCCGCCGTCGCCGCCGATGGACGTGACCGCAATTGCGCAGGAATCATAGCGCTCGGCAAACTTCGCGTCGCCGCTCGTGGCGTAGAAGTGCCCGATCATCATGTCTTGATTGGCAAGCGCCTGCGCGTCGTGATCTTTGACCGCAAGATTCCACATCTTGACCGCCGCCGCGTCGCCCGCATCCAAAGGAATCGGGTCAAACGTCTGCGTGATAACGGGCTTTTTCATGGTGGTAAAGGTGTTACCGAGAATGTCCTGCTTGCTCTCCTGCCCCCAGTCCATTTCCTCAGTGGAATCTTCCACGCGCTTACCGATGGCGCTCCAAACGGGAGCCGATGACGTGCCGGTATTCAGATACGCAATCAAAAGCTCGCGGTCAATGGTCTGGCCTTCGGTGGTCGCAAAAACTAAATCTGCCATTATACATTCACCTCGTATGTTAGTTTGAGAGGAACCATATAGTCCTCGTATTTGTCGCTGGTTGCACCGAGATACGACGCAAAAGCCGCCGTCTCTACGCGGAGGGCGCGTCTCCCCTCACCAATGTCCGGGCACTGTGTGTTAGCCCAGTCCGCAAATTTGTTCAAAGCCTCGACTGCCTTTAAGCGCGTGTCATCGCTTGTTCCCGGAGGCGCGATCTGGTAATGGATTTCAAACGAATACTCCGCCTGATACCCGCCGCAAATGTATTTCTTGGTGATAACAGCGCCTTGCACGGACGAAAGCGCCATGCCTACCGTTTTCGCTGCAAAATACTCATACTTGATCAGCTCCACGTTATCGGGGATATTGGGGCATTTGTTCGCCCAAATCAATACAAGGCGGTCGAGATCGGATTTTTCAACGCTTGACGCAAGCGTTACGGTCTTTTCTTTAGAGATCATTCTTTACCGCCTTTTCTGCTACACGTAGCCACTTTGAGAGGTTTTGAGCTTTCGACGCTTCAAACCAGTGCGAAGATGTATTTGGATGCCAAAACTTCAGGTCTTTCTCAGGCACCGCCGGAACTTTTGTTACGCCTTTTCTCGCATAGGAACTTCCCGTCAGCGGATCAACGTACAGTTTGCCGTAATAGAGATACCGAGCGTATGGGCCGGGGTAGATGATCTCGTTCCCGGATACCCGCGTCCGCGTCCTCAACGATCCTGTGCGCATCGGGACAAATGGCGCGGTATCTTTTGCCACCTGTACCGCAAGCGTGTGTTCTGCGCGACTGCAAGCGCTTGCAACGGATTCTTTGACTGCATCCATGCCAGAGACGTCGATGGTAAATTTCAGCGCCATCTCATACGCCTCCGCATTCCCAATGCTGCATATCTTCGCTGCCAAAGTCCATTGCGTCTACCTTTGTCAGATTCCAGCAGTTATCCTGTGAAAGCGCCACATCTTCCTTGTCGGTGACAAACTCGCCCTTGATGAAAAACGTAACCCCACCGTTGCCGCTGACCGAAAGCGTCCACAGTCCGGCCTTATCTGTGGAACGGTAAAACTCCTGCGGCCCGACGTATTTCTTTGGCTTACCCATCGCCCCGTCTATCGCTTCTACGGAAAACGGGATATACAGGTTGACCGCATCCGCGCCCTCTAACCCGGTCTTGCGCACATTTGCGCCCTTTGACGCTTCACACAGCACGCCGCGCAAAATCGTGACGTAGAGTTTAGTAACGTCCTTAAACGTTGCCGGATCAGTTTCCTTGACGGAGTTGTAGATTGTTACAGTGTGGGGAGCGTACATTTGCAGTCACCTCCCCGATACAAAAGTCCGGTATGCGCCAGATACTCATTGCACAGGTTTGCAAGCATTTGTTTACTGGTGCTTACTGCATCCAGCACAGACTTTGCCGCTTCGCCACCGGTCGTAAGCGTGCGGGAATAGCTGCCTACCGATTCGCTCTTGGTTTCCGGGTCGCCTGCATTGGCAAGGCTTTTTGTCGCCGCCTTCTGCGCCGCATCCAGCAAAGCGTACTGGTCGATCAACGCACAGCAGCACATCTTCACCGCGTCCAAATCGGCGTGACTTTCAGCCTTCCCCATCGTGTAGTAGTCGAGGAAGGAGCTGGCCCGAACAGCCAGACGCGGAAAATCTCCCTCGCTCACAGAACCCACATAGATTCCGGCGTAGTATGCATAATCAGCGTATGTCATACGGGTCAGCTCCTTTCATATCAGGCCGTTGCCTTCGGCTTAAGAACAATGCCGTTCAGCGCGGCGGCTTTCAGCGTATTCTTAAGCACAACACCGGCCACGAGTTCGACTTCGCCAGTCTTGACCGCGCCGGGCGCGTTCATATCGGGCATATAGTTGGAAATGACGCTATTGCCGGTCGGAGAAATGCCGTGGAAGCCGTCAAGCCCGATGCTTACTGCGTAAATGCTGGAAGTACCGGCAACGGACGTGCTCGGCGTAGAAGTGCCAATAACGTCAACAGACGCAGAGCCGTTGTAATACTTGCCCATATCCATAAGCGGAATGCCGGCAAAGGTTTCCACAGTCTGGCCGAAGTCGTTCTTTGCGCGCTCGTAATAGCCAGCACGGCGAGCGGCGGCACGAACCTTAAGCAGCATATCGCCGTTCATCATCAGCATAGAGACATTGCCATCCACAGCGTGAACAAGCTGGTCAAGCTGATCGACAAAAGCGTTGCTGTTGCTGTCCAGCTTAGAAGCGTCGGACAGGTCGATATCGGTGGTAAACTCGTTGGAGCTGCCGTCAAGCAGCTTGCGCAGGCCGTCAAAGGTGTTGACAACATAGCCGGAACCGGAAGATGCCGCAACACCGTTGATGACGGCATTGTGGAAGGTATTCCGAGTTGCCTTGATCTTTTCCGCCGCCTGGAACGCAAGCTCATCCACCGCGCCGGAAGTGTTTTGAAGAACACGGTCAACCGCGAAGGAGCCGCCCATGATGATGGCCTTTGCGGTCTTCTCAACGCGCTTGGCCTCGTTAGCGGTGTACTCGCTGTTGATAGCACGGACCGCAGCGGTGGAGGGGGTCTTGAGCTGAATGTACCCGTAGGTTAAGGTGGAACCGCCAGTGCCCGGAGAGATGGCGTTATCAAACACCAATCTGTCCAGCAGCAGAGAACTGCGGCGAAATTCGTCGACGATCATCTGGTCGACCTTGTCGGCCATGCCAACTTTAGCTTCAGCAAGAGTAATAGCCATGTGTAAAAATCTCCTTTATTTGTCGTATTTTTCGTGGAGCGCACTGGCTAAGGTTGTGGGCTTGTCTTCGTGCTGTCCACCTTCAAGAGAACCTTGCGTGTCAACACGCGCCCCCGATTTAACAAATGCGCTCGGGTCTTCGGACTTTGCTTTCTCAAGATACTTATCGAACCCATCCAAAGCGCCGTCCTTCATTTCGAGCTTGCTGTCTCCGATACCCGCGCGGAAAGCCTTTTCCGCAGACTTGGAGGAAAACTTCACGCCGCTGTCGGCAATCGCCTTGTCAATGGCGGTCTGATAATCCCGCTGTGCAAGCTGTGCTTTGTACGCTTCGGTTTCCTTGTCGTACTTGCCCTGCAGCTCATCCAGCTTTTCCTGGATTTTGGCAGCGTCACCGCTGGTCTTTTTCAGCTCCGCGATGTCCTTATCCCGGTCTGCGACCTGCTGTTCCAGTGCGTCCTTGTCCGCCTTTGCGTCCTCTGCGGCTTTCTTGTGCTTCTCGATGTCCTTGCCGTTCATGGCAAACACCTTGTCCGCCTGCTCTTCCGTCAGGCCGATGTTCAACAGCTCTTCTTTCTTCATGTTCAACTCCTTACGGGATAGGCTTTTTAGGTCGTTGCCGTGACCGCCCCGCCTGCACTTTTAGGCTTGCAGATAGCCAATTTTGTATAAAATCCGCACACGCGGTTTTTACTGAAAAAACAAAGTCAACTAACACGCACGATTTTTGTTGTCGATCAATACAGCACCTTCATTCTCTCCCGCTGCTCCGGCAGCCCTGCCGCCGCGCTGAACGCCTTGTACTTTGCATTCAGGCGGCGCAGCTTGATATTTACGGCCTGTTCCTCGTCTGTCAGCCCTGCGGCGTTGTACGCTGTTTTCTCACGCTTGAGCTTGCGTATGGTGCGCTCCACCTTGCGCTGCTCCTGCGTGGCCTCGTATGCCGTATAGGTCTTGCCCTCAAACGTACAGCCCAAACCATCGTCGATATGCTCAAGCTGTTCGTCATTGTATGTGCGCTCACTTACGCCCTCCACCCAGGGGAAACGGCGGTGTCGGCAGTTGGCTCCCTCCAATCCGTCAACAGCGCCAAAACCGCACACCTCGTAGATGATCGGGTAGATGTCCCCTGCGCGAATACTGTATACCTTGCCTTGCCAGTCCTTATGGCTTGACCACGGTGACGGCCCCGGCTTATCACGCGCCCCGGCGTGGGCAGACACTTCATAATACGGCGTTTCCAAGTATTCCGCCGCTTGCTCCGTGTACTTACTGCACAGCTGCGATACGCCTGTCATTACGGCGCGGCGGGCAGCTACGTCTACATGGTCACGGTGTCCGCTCTCATAGTCCACCACGCGCAGGCCGCCGCTTGCAAGCTCCCTAACGGCGTCTTTGATGGCTTGCCCATAAGAAATAGCCCCGCTTTCTACTTTCAACGTAGCGGCATCTAAAGCCCACTGGTACGCCTTTGCGGGGGGCAGCATTGTCCGCCCTGCGTCTACCAAAAAGCCCATCGAAGCGGTGATGTTGCGGAACGCATCCTGCGTCTGCCGTCTGATTGCGTCAATGGCGGTTACATCTACCAGCACATCAGGTTGTGTTACACGGGCAAGGTCTATGACATCGGTGTAATACTTTTGGTTGCTCTCCACTACATCGTCTATCAGCTCGTTTAGTTTTCTCTCGCTGATGCCGGTAGTCTGGCGTATGGCCTTTTCAATCTCTTTCAGATCGATGCCGTGTGACCGCAGCGCCTTGATGTCCTGCACCGTGACCTCATTCAGCTCGTCCGCAGCCTTGAGCCGGGAACATATCTCAATCAGCAGCGTTTCCTCAAGTCCACGGTACAGTTCTGCCAGTTCTTCCGGCAGCGCATCAAGGATTTCCGGCTGAAACGGATATTTCATTTGCTTTCCTCCGTTTCACAATATCATCATAGTGCGGTTTTACGCGGATCACATTCCAGTCGCATTCCTCCGGTACTTTTCCGTAGAATATCACCCATTCCGGCGAGAGACGCTTCATCATTTCCTCATAACCACGCAAGAACAGCCGCTTGCTTTCCTTGTTCTGCTGTGTGCCTACCGAACTAACCGCAACTATTCCGCCGACAGGCTCGCCATCAAAGCACCAATCATAGCTCTGCTCGTCGCTCCATGAGATCGTCGGGTAAACCGTCATCCCGTGCATTTGCCAGTATGCCGCCAACCAATGCTTGCGGTAATGGTTGTATATCTGCATCGCCAGCGGCATATCCGTGTATGTGGAGAAGTCCGGCGCACACACCGCCGCAAACTGCAACAGTTTCGGAATGTACTTGTCCGGCGTGTTCCAATATCGAATGAATTGGTAATCGTCCACAAAGAAATGAACGATTTTGCTTGCCTGCTCTTTTGCTGTGTAATGGTAATTCACAGGGATAAATTCGCCATGCGGATATGCCTTGACCGGCTCGATTTGTGGAATATCGTACTTCCCAACACCGGCGAATGTAAACTTGTCCAAATTTTCAAAGTTTATCATAACTCTTCACGCTTATTCCGCTGCTTGCGCCGTGTCCGACCACGAATTATCTCTCCGTTTACATCCATTGTCCACCGCGTCGCTTTGCTTTGGCGTTACCTGCCGACGCTTGCCGCTTATACTTTTCGTATTCAAATCTTGCGCCCTCCATAGCAGTAACCGCCCGTTCCTGCAAAGAAATTTTCTCGCGCAATGCGGCTTTCATGCCGTCAATGGACGCTTGCGACATTCCATAAGACTTGCCCATTTGATTTGCTTCCCGAAGGTCACGCTTGAGCGCGTCAATGTCTTTGCGCGTGTCAGCAATCAGACTTCTGCCGGTAACATCTTGATGGACATACATCTGATAACCGATTGCGCCTTTGGTAGTGCCATCCTCGATAGCAAACGCAGCTTCAAAGCTTCTGGCGTTCTCCATCTCGATATTGTAGGAGCTTTTGTAATCGGGGGACGATGTGTTTCTGCTGCTAACGCCACCGGCTCCACCTCTACCGCCCATCACTCTACCTCCTCTTGTCCTTCGGTTGTCATGTCCTGCATCTTCGGCAGCGCCGCCTTTGCAGTCTCCTCATCTTCGTTAAACCAGCGCATACGGAACTCCCAATCGTTCATAATTCCGGCGTTCAGCATTTGCATGTCCCGCTGAAAGTCCGTGTCTTTTGACTCAATGATGCTGTCATCAAAGTCGATGGAAATCTCCACATCCTCATTCAGCCCAGCGTTCATGGCCGTGTTGCCAAGCCAGAGCAAGATGCGGCACAGCTCCACCAGTGCTTGTTCCAGAATGATCTCCATCTTTTTGATGGTGCGGAACATGGTAGAGTTTTCGCTGATGACCTGTGTGGCAGTTGCTACGCTTCCACCGTCAAAGCGGTAATAGGTCTCACCAAAGCCGCACTTGCTGGACAAAATGTTGAGCTGATCCTGAATGCCGGTGTTGTGCTCCGCCGTCCGCAACGTCATATCAATCGGCGTAATAACCGAACCGTCATTTACGTCCTCCGGAAGAACGTAAAACGCGACGTCGCTTGAATCAAATACCGGCTCTCCGTCAAGGTACTTCGCTGCAGATGGTTTCACCATAATGCGCTTTTTCCCGAGCTTGAACTCATTGACGTAGCTATCATAAGCAATATCCACGCCCTGCATTACGTCGATAGCATTTGCATACACCGAAACGCCGGTTGGAAGCAAATAGTTGAAGTTATTCGCAATGTTGGGTCGGTCAATGACAAATTGACGCTTATTGCTTCCGGTATGTACAACAGGGGGGATGCGCTCAAAGCCCTTAACATTGGTCAGCGCTTCGTCTGCAAGTTGCTCATTATCATACCGATAAATTTGGTTCTCAATGACGTATTCGCCGCCGTCCTCTTTGCGATGGATTTGCAGATAGAGGTAATCGCGCCCACCCCTTGTAACTACAGAGGAAAACGCGCACTCGCTGATATATCCGTTCTGCCATGCCAGCGGATAGATATTTTCGATGGTCACATAGTCCAGCACAATGCCGGAGGCGTTGCCGGGTACGATCTCGCCGCTCTCGTTGACCTCCTGCCCCACCACGCGGGGAATGTATGCCACCGTGCCAAGCGCGGACTTCATTTCCTGCATCTCATTCGCCTTAACGGCAAAATTGTTCTCCGTCAAGATGCGGTCAATAAATTCCTGCTCCTTATCCCCTTCAAGCGTTATCTGCACCTTCTCGTTCAGTAGCAGATTCGCCCAATCCTCGCACAGCTTCTTTCCCATCCCGAGGGAATACCGCTTGCAGTTGACCATGCTTTCACCGTTACGGACGCGATAATTGTGGAATCCCTTTACATTGCCCTGATACCAGCTTTTCCACTCCGCAACCTTTTCGTAAAACGATTCGGAGATCGTGGTATAGCCAAGCTCATTTAGTTTGATAATGACTGCATTACTCATGCGGTAACTCCTGTTCTATGCCCCGCCTGTTCAAGGGCTTTATAGTAAGGCTCCAGGGAATATTCCATAGCATCGAGGCTGTCAATGTCAGACGTGCCATCATCGAGGCGTTCGTCCTCAAATTTATCCGGGTCGTAAATTGCGGATTGTAGCGCATCAATAAGATGCGGGCAATTCCGTGATACTTTGAAGCGGCCCTGCTTCATCAAAAGGACCACAAGCCTGATCCGATCTGTGATTTGCAGCTTTAGGGCGTTTTTAACCTGCGTGCCAAGTTGCTGCACCTGCGCCGTGTGGGCAAGGCCCCTGATCAGCACCGTCTCCGCGCTATCTGCACGTGTCTGGCTATTTCCATACTTTGATGTGACCAGGCGGCAAAACGTAGAAAAGCGCCGGTTCAGCGCATCAGGGTCAATCTCTTCGTTTTTGATATATTCTTCCTCCAGGGCCACCACTCGAAACTCCGGCGTGATGCCGGTCGCCTGAAACTTTGTCGCTGATTTCGTCCCGCCAAAATCAACTCCAATAGAAATGATGGAGAACCTGGTACTGTTCTCCGCCGCCCATTGCAGCGGATCACCAATCAGGTACTTTTCTGTGTTATTGGCAAAGTCCTTATAGACAACGCCTTCCGCAGCTACCCACAGGCCCCGTACATAGCGGTCATAGAAAATTCCTGCGTACATATTCTCGTAGCGCTCAAGCGTTCGTTCGCTTAGTCCCGGATTGTCCCGCATTTCAAAGTGCAGATACAGCGCGTTGCGTTCTTTGTGCCGTTTTATCCACTCCTGATAAAACCAATGGTGCGGGCTTCCCGGATTACAAGAGAACCACAGTTTTGCTCCATCCACAGAGCATCGTGCAAGCGCCTGCTCCACGAACGAGCGCGGCATCAGCACCACCTCGTCCAGCAGAACACCCGCCAGCGTGCGGCCTTGAATCAGCGTATAGCTGGCCTCATCTTTTCCGCCGAACACCTCAAAATAATTCGTCACGGCGCCGCGCCGCACTTCCATAACCTTGTCGCCGCGCCGCCAGCGGATAATATAGCGTTCCTTCGCAAGGCTCATCGCCGTAAACGGCACGATGATGTTCTTGGTGCAGCTATCCACCGTGCGGCCACACACACCAAATCTCTGACCGCTGAAATTTTCCATTGCCCAGTGGACAAACGCCCACATCATGATGGAGGTCTTGCCGGAACGCACAGCGCCGTCACAGATCAGCGCGTCATACTTGGAATAGGGGAAAGCGAGGATTTTTGCTTGCTTTGGGCTAATCATCGCTCTCAAGCTCCTTTGCCATTTCCTTTAAGCTCTGACTAAGCGCGTCTTCCCTCACCGTGTCGGCAGGACTGCCGCCAATCATCGCCCACTTATCGATCAGCGTCCCCATCGCCGTTGTGATTTGGCTGAGATTTGCCGCCGCCAGCTTTTCCGGGTCGTTGAGCATTTCAAGTCCCTTTCCGATGAACGAACACACAAGGTCTTTGTGGTCGTTCATGTACTCCATCACATCGGCGGTGTTCTCTTCCTTTTTTTGCTCGCACTTTTCCACAATGTCGGCATTCGCCCTCACAAGGTTCTTAACCGTCGTTGCGGACACGCCGTTGATTTTCGCTGTGGCGCAATAGTTGTTCGTCTGCACATAGTCCGCCAGTATTTTCTTTTTCTGCCGGTCTGTCAGACGCGCAGCCATGTCATCACCTCGTCGCTCTCGCGCGCAAAATATCGCTCTCTCTCTTTTCTTTAGGGGGATTATAGGGGGTAAGATAATACGGGGGATGCAAGGGGGAGAAGAAGAGAGGGGGAAGAAGGGGGATTTTCTTTTCTCTCTCTGAGCTATGCGTTTGCTAACGCTTGCCAGCATTTGCTTGCGTTTGCTTGCGTTTGCTTGCCTCCCTGCGTTAATTGCTGTCGTGCTGCGGTCTAATTTCATCCGCCCGTCACAGTCTATTGCCGCTTTGATACGCCGATAAGAGTTGTCAAATTATTTTTGCTACCAGCCCCCGCCCCTTGGCCTTACATAGCAGACTTTACCCGCCCCGAAGGGCTACAACGTGCCGCACTCTCAGGGCAGCGGCTCTCCTCTTTTGGAGCGGCGAGGCGGTATCGAGCCGCCACACGTCCGCAATGTTGCCTATAGCCATTGCTTTCGCTTCTGCTTCTGCACGCCGCGTATGTGCAGTTCCCGCTTAGATTGTCACACGCTCATGCCCGCTTGAGGCCCCGCAAGCATTTCAAGCGCTTTCATCAGTCACGGCAAGGGAGACGCATCCCCGCGCGCAGTTTTCAGCAGGCATTGTCATTCTCTGTGAGGCGTTCTGCGTACTCTCACATCATCCGGGAGCTACCCGGCCTCTCGTGCAGATGGTGAGGATTTGCACCTCACATGCTTAAACAGTCCGCAACAAGCTTTATGCGCGATCCGAGGTAGCTACTTAACCCCAATACGTGAGCATTCCGTTGCGCTTATTTAAGTCACATACCCTTGCAGCGTCTACCTATTCCGCCACATCTGCGTATGTCTCCCCTGGGCCACATTGTTAAGAGGTGCGGGGAGTCCTGCCATTTTTGCCCTCAACTGCCCGCCCCGAAGGGCGGGCTATCAAGGGAGGAGGAAACAGATGAAAAAGCAGAGGCGTGAAGAGCCTCGCCCCATCACGCCTCTATTTTTGCATAGGTTTTTCTTATTTTTCCCCTTAAAAGGGGAATTTTCAAAATTTTTTTAGATAATCGTCCACGGTCATCGGATTATCCGTCCTTCCGAGCAGATAATCGACCGATACCCCAAATTTATCGGCAATGCTTTCCAATGCGTCCGTTGTGGGCGTAGCCTCCCCCGCCTCGTACCGCCTCACCGCGTCACGGTGCAGACCGCACAGTTCAGAGAGAACATATTGCTTTATTCTCTTTCTCTCCCGTAAGCGCTTCAAGCGCTCGGGAAACGCGTTCATGCCAGCACCTCCTCCGGTCGGAAACTCTCTTTGATCTCCTTACCGTCTACCATGATCGCCACGGTCACATAGCGCCTCTGCGGATGGATGTACGTCACCACAGTATGCTGATTGTTGCCCGACAGCCACCACCAGACGTTGCTTTTGGAAATGCCTACCGCATCGGCAAGCTGGCGGCGCGTGTACTGCCGCTCACAGAAAACCTTTTTCAGCGCCGGATAGACGCAATAGGGGAATTCGATCATTTTCTCCCCACCCTCCGTTTGTATCGGTCTTTTGACCTCTGAATGTAATTGATCATCGTGCTTTCTTCGGCTATGCTGGCCGTTTCGTTGTTTTTTGCCTCTTTCTTTTCTTGCAGCCACGCAGCGTATCGTTCACAGGTCGAATGACAGCCGACGTGCCGCTCCTGACAGTTAAAGCAGCTCATTTCATCCCACCTCGTACTGCGGACAGGCCGTGACAATGTAGCTTGTTTCGTAATGCCTGCGAGCGCCGCCGCAAGAATTCATCAAAACTTTTGTATTGTCAGCCCTCCTCACAGTAAAATCTGGAAATGTCAGCCATACGCCAGCGAACCGTGTCCGAAATCGTGGAGCATAGATACGCGCCTTCCGTGTGTACGGACTTCACACCGTATACCTGCCGAGGATTCGTGAAATGCGCGAATTGCTTTTTCATGTGTTCCTCAATCTCTTCCTTGAAGATAATAGTCAGCTTCATTCCATCGCCTCCACATAGCACCAGCTCTGCGGCGCGCGCTTGAGCTGCAAGCTCTCGTTTCCGCAGGTTCCGTTGTTTTCCCGGTACATGGCGCAACTCTCGCAATACCAGCTATTCGGGCACGCTCGGCGGAACTCGCTCAGCTCTCGCGGCGTGTCGTATATTTTCAGGTTGACGATATGCCAGCCGTAACCGGTTCCCCTTAGGTAGTCCACAATTTCTTCCCGCGTCATGCAGGCTTGCTTTTCTACGTCGTCCGGTGCATGGTTGAGAGGCGCAAGCTCATAAATCCGGTCACAGATAAACTCGCCAATGACCTTGCTGTTTCCTTTATTTGCCCCTTTTGGGTTCTCTAAGTAAGCAGATACCGCAATAAACGAGTATTCTTCTCTTGTTGGAGCGTCCAGAATCCAGAGCGCATCATACCCAGCCCTTCCCACTGTGCAGTAGATATAGCACTTGAACGGCGTTTCCAGCTTCGGACGGGTCTTTCGCACCTCAACGGTTTTCTCACCGCTGATAATCTTTTCGCACCACTTCGGGCGGATGCTCAGCATGACAGCCTTGCTCATTTCTTCATCGTCTCCAATGCTTTCTCCGTCTCCTCGCTCACCGCAGTAATTCTCCCATGTTTCACCAGATCACAAAACACATTGTAACCCATGTGAAACACAATTCCGCAACTGCTGCAATAGCGAATTGCAAGCTCTACATCCTTCATGAGTCGCGGACTGTCTATGTTTTCCTCGCATAGCAAAGTGCGCCCCCGGGTAAATGGCAGCACCATCACGCGCCCGTCCTTGTCGGCCTCGGCCAGCTCGCGCAGGCGGGCAACGCCCTCCTGCTCCGCATCACGCATTACGATGTACCGTCCTTCCGCGTCTGCTCGCGCAAATTCGGCACAGCGTTCCGGCGTCAGCCCTGTGTCCTCGTAGGCGGCAAGGCGATCCTTGAGGCGATTGCGGCAGTACAGCGCGGTGCAGTCGACCATCGGCTTACCATGCTTACCCGTCCAATCCGCTTCACATTTCTGGCAGTCCATCATTGCCTGTCCATCGGTGTCGCGCTTCGTCAGTCGTTCCATCACTCTACCTCCTGTTTTAGCTTAATCTCTCCGCCACTCACGGTAGATACCATATCGCACAGGTACTTGATATCTTGCTCGGTGAGCCCTAATAGGTCACGCTCACCATCGCTGTTGATGCCTTCCTTGAGCAACACGATATCCCCTAAAATCGGGGCCCCGTGATTGTCCGTCCCGTAAAGGAAACTGCCGAAGATGTTCATCGGGAGGTTACGAAACACTCCTTCTTCGTTAACTACCATGCAGTACGGACGCTTCAGTCGCGCAGGGCGAACGACCTCAATCCACCCTTCCACGACCTCGCCGATGCTCTTGTATGCAGGATTGGAAAACTCCTGCACCCGCATCTCGCACTTTGCTGTGACTACAATCCCTTTCATCACTCTACCTCCTGCATCCAGAACTCGCAGCGGCAAGAGGGGCAAGGTGTACCATTATTCGGGCACACCGTAGCACCATAGACATCTGCGGGACAGACGCGAAGTATACTCCGACTATCAATTCTTGCTTTGGGATGCTGCTCCAAAAACACGCTCTGGCGGGTTTTGCTGGGGTGCTCCTTTGCCCACTGCTCAACCGCAGCAACGACCCGCTTATAGTCATCGTCAGACACATGGGCGTTAATTTCGCATCTAACATTTTCACACGGGCAGCCCTTGCACGATTTACCAAAAGAACGACACATCCTTTTTCTTTCTTTCAGAAATTCTAACGCTTCCATCATTGCCTCCTCACGATCTCATACCGGCTCACGAAGCGCCGCCGGTCGCACCAAAAGCAGGTGCCTTTCTCGTCGCGCCGATGCTCTACCTCACGCAGCACCTTTCCGGCACGCCGCATCGCTTCCACGCAGGGACGGCAGACCTCAATCGTCTTTCTCATGCTTCCTCCGTTCCCAATGCGGGCAGTCCTCAATGTCCTACACGATGCGCAGCTTGTTCCACTTCCCACGCCGCAGGCGGCAGGAGTAGGCCGTGCGCCCGTTCGACCATTCGTAGCGCTTGTACTGGTGGCGGCAGGTCGCGCAGGGCGGGCGGTTTCTCCGCCACGCCCACGCGAGCAGAGCGGCAGCGAGAGCCACCAGCGCCAGCGCAAGAATAATTGCTATGTCCATGTCAGACCTCCTTGACCGTGATGTTGAATTTCTCCAGCATCAACTTTTTCTTGAGCTTGTACTTGTCCGTCGCCGTCGCCTTGCTCTTGACGTCCTCGACGACCAGGATCCAGTAAACCACGCCCGCCGCGTCCGGCCTTGTAGGGCGCTCGTAGGCGAAGTCTGCGCGATAGCGCATCGCGTGTACCCTCTCGCCCTCCGGCGTCGTGTATGCCTCTTGCAAGGTGAAATCGACCTGCAATTTGAGCCTGCGGATCGTTCCGGCCTTGAGCATCAGCAAAAGCTCCTCATAGCGGCGTGCCTCTTTCTTGCTGTCAAACGTGATCCCGTGCGAGACCGTCGGCTCGTTGCGGTACTTCCGTTCCTTGCGCTGCGCCTCGCCGACGAGCTTCGCGGCGATCTGCTTCTGCGCCGCAGGGGACATTCTCGCCACATCAGCCGCCGTCAGAGCCATTGTCCGCCTCCTTGATGCGCACCGGCAGGACCATTTTGACGTCCTCGCGGTTGGTCTTGATCGTAATGGGGGCAATCGGCCCGCGGAATTCCAGAATAGCAGGCTGCTTGAAGGTGCCGCCGACGCTGGCCTTTGCCGCCTGCAACGCCGAGAGAAGATACTCAGCGTTCACACCGATACGGAATGTCGGCGCGCCGGGTAGAGCCTTTTCCCAATTCAGAAACTTCCCGGTCGGCTGAACAAAGCCGAAGATGCAGCCGAGGCATTCGATCTCAACCGCGCTTTCCGTTTCGCTTCGCTCTTTCAGCTCTAAGCGCATGGTGTAACCTCGCGGCAGGCGAACGCTCGGCTTGATGTAGCAATCGAAATCCTCTTCGACCTCATAGCAGGTCGCGTGCTCCACGAAGAGACGAAAGCCGTCTGTGGCGATAGCCGTAACCGCCTTGTTCTCCTTGCGAAATTCCAGCCGGATATGCCCGTACATCGGCTTTGCCACGCTTGTTGACACCGCGCCCTTTACGGCGGCGATGATCGTATTGAACACGTTGGTGTCCATAACAGCTATTCTCATGCGTTGCCTCCCTTGTGGTCGTTCGGGTCGTCCCGCAGGCCGACGCCGATGATGTACTGTCCGCCATCGTCCTTGCGGGCGTGGACCTCGTAGCGCTTCAGCAGCTCACTCACCTCGACGGGCGGAAGCGTCAGGCGCTTGCCGATCTCCTCGCCGGTATCGGGGTCTATGGCGGTCTCGCCGTAGGTGAGCGCCGTCTGGATCAGAATCGCGTCCACGGCCTTGCCGATCTGCGTGGAGCCAACCACCTGCACGGAGAGCTTCGCGTTGAGCTTCTGCAAATCGCCGATCCTTTTCTCGTAGCGCCGCAGCTTCGTTTCAAGCTCGGCGATCTTTTGCTTGTTTGTCATGTCGTTCTTTCCTTTCGTAGTTCAGCAGCAGGGCGCGGGCAATGGTGCAGCTGCGCCATGCTGTGGAGTTGGCGCAGTACCGCGCCATGTAGTCGTCCAGTGCCTCTTTCGGCATTTTGAGCTGCCCGCCCTCGCAGTTGAGATAGTCGCGGTAGTCCCGCGAGTAAAACGGGCAAGCGAAGCAGCAGCCGCGATAGCCGCTCATGGCGCCACCCGCGCCCCTCTGAGCGCAGCCGCGGCCTGCGGCCACGTCATACCGTGCTGCCTCGCATAGCGGGAAACGCTGCCGATGTTCTCCAGCGGAATGTGCTTCCGCATCCAGCCCAGGTCACACGGCGGCGCGTTCTCCTCCCCGCCCGCCACGGCCTCCGGCATACAGGCGATGATCTCCGCAGGGGCCGGATACATCCGGCTTTTGCGGGAATGCACGATGATGCCCTCGCGCGCCTGCGCGTAGCTGAACGGTTCCAGCGCCAGATAGTACGCAAGGAAGATATTCTCGTTCCCGCTCGCGCGCTGACCGGCAGGGGCAGAAGTGAAGAACGCATCCAGCATTCCGGAGAGCTTGACCATCTCCTCTTTCGTCATGGGGCAATCCTCCTGTTCTGTAGAAGTCTAACAATAGCGCGCTTAACAGAAGAAAAGACTATGTATTTCTCTCTGTATCTGTATCTGTATTTGTACAGCGGGAATTTCCGTGGAATTTCCGTGGATTTTCCGTGGAGAAACTATTCTTTTCTCTCTGCATCTTTCCGCGCTTTTTCCGTGGATTTTCCGTTCCGGTCGTACCATCCATGAATGGTGTATCCGCCGTCCTCGTCTTTGTCGAGGATGCCGCTTGATGTGAGAGCTCCGACAAGCACCTGCGGTTTCTTGTTCCAGCGAAGAATACCGGCGATCTCTTCATTTGGGATAAAGCCGATATACCCGCTTTCGTTTCCCGTTGTCTTTGCCCATGCGTACAGGCGGCACAACTTTCCGACCGTCGTGTCGAGGTCAAGGCCGAGCTTTGAAGCGAGGTCTACCACCTTCGGCGAGGTGTGTATGCAGGTATCAACTGCAAACCATGTCAGCGCGCCTCTTGACCTCATAGGC